GATAGTCAATTGGACTGTTGCTGGTTCGTTAGTAGCATAATTCACATCACCGTAATCTGCAGCTGTTAAGAAGCAACCATCTAACTGCCATGTTTCTAAGATGTTAGGAGTATTAGCACCATTACCACCATCAAGTATTTCAAGAACAGTGGTAAATTTGTAGTCAATACCTGAACTTGCAGAACTTTGTTCAAAGAAGTCAAATTGTTTCTGCATCTGTTCACCAACGCGACGAGTAACTTCACCGCCTGCGTCATCACGTAGCATGCAGGTAACTGTTTCCCAAGTTGGCTTACCAGCTAGGTATACCTTGCTGTTATAGATATCAATCGTGATGGGTTCCATTGAGATTTGTGGACGTTTAAAATCCATAACCTGTTTGGTTAGCTCAGTTGTGGGTTGTGTAACACCAAAATTTAAGAAAGTTACGCGAAAGCGGAACTTTAGTTTTGGCATCAACAGACCCTGTGTGCTAGCACTTTGGTTAGTCGATAGTGGAACTGTAAAATTGGTTAATGACGCTGTTGCCATTTTGTATTTCCTTTTATATATTTACCTGTTTTACTCTTACGCTATGGGAGTGTTGCCACTCCCATTATATGCGTATATTAATTAATCGTTAAAGCTGCGCCAGTGTTTTGTAATCTGACTGGAATGTAAATAAATTCAATAGCTTTAACTGGTTGTATCGCGATATCAACCCATAACTCGTTACGATCAATACGATCACCTGTGTTATTGGTTTCATCACAAACTACCAAGTAGTCATAGATACCACGTTTAGCTACCAAGTCATTGAATACAGCATTAAACGCTGATTCTACTTGGCTACGTGTGATAGTATCATTAGGTTCAAATATGAACGGTGCAGCTACTCTAGCTAGGACTGATCTTAAGTAAACAACTAGTCTTGCTACATTAATACGATCCATTGCTGATGTCTGTGAGCTACGTGTTTTTTGACCGTAGGCTACGATACCAACACCTGGTAAGATCGTTAATGGGTTAACTCTACCTGTATATAAAACATCACGTAGACCTTCCGTTACACCAATGCTTACGAATGTGTTATCATTGTTTGTGTCAACATAACCAATCGCGCTGACATTGTCAACGATACCACGTCTTACACCTGCTGGTGCAAACCATGGATAGCTAACTGCATCACTGCGGATGATCGTGCGTAGCATAATATGACTTGGTGGAACAACTACACTGTTACCATCTAGGTTAGTAGCTAGACCACTTGGATAGTAAACACCTAGGTATTCGCTATTACTTACTAAACCAAGTTCGCCATTGTCTGCTGCTAGGTTAGTGTTGTTGGCCCATGCTTGTAATCTTGTTGCATCGCTTGGTAAGTCTAGTGGACTGTCACCAATGATAAACGCCGTGTTCACGCGATCGTTGTTTAGAGTGATCATGTCTTGGATAAGTTCTGGATATCCTGGGCAGCAGATCAAGTTAAACTGTGTTTGTTCTTCACGTAGTTGTGTGCTTGAAGCGATAGCTGCTTTCATAGCTTCAACTACTGTGTTACGTTGTGCTTTGTGACCAAAATATGGAACACCTGTTGTTGGATCTTCACCGCTGGTGCTGACCCATGCATCAGTTTCTGTTGGAACCACTGTGGCATTATCAAAGTAACCAGGACGGAATGATTTGACATTGTAACCACTGCGACGTGTATTGAATAACAGCGTGCCACGAGCATACAATCTGTAGTCTGGAGCATCATCGTCGATGTAGTTGCTGGTTAATAAATCTTCAATCAATGGTAGATCATCTGTGATTGGATTTGTTGTGCCGTCTGTATCCCATCGTGCATCTGCAAACAAGATACCGTTTGCATCAACATTGTCTTCATTATCTATTAGATCCCATGTAACTCCATTGTATCTGTAGATAACTGGGAAATTTTCTAAATCAGATGTGTCAACCCACAAGTCACCTGCGACTACTTGGCTAGTGCCATCACTTTGTGTCGTTGGTTGGCTAGCACTTAAGATAGGGCCAGCTGGATCTGTGTTAGTTAAATCATAGCCACGTGCATCTAGAGAGACGTTTCTATAACCTTTCCATGCAGTGCCATCGCTGATCATGATATCAACATCCAGTGGATTGCTATAATACCATAACGTTCCATCTTCAGGATTACTATATGGAGCAGTCGTTGAGTATGTATAAGTTAGCGGAGTAAATGGACTTGCTAGGTATACCAATCCTGCTGATATTGTTTGGATATTTGTATCGTTAATAATACCAGCTGTGCTTAGTGGATAACCTTGTAAGTATGTAAACTGCATAGTGCCGCCAGCTAAGTGACTGATAAACACTTTACCACTGGTATCAATACCAGCTGTAATGTTTGGCAAGTTAGCTGATAGGATGCTAGTTACTAGATTAGTTGCTGTTGTGCCACTTAGTGTCACTGTAGCGTTAGCTAGTGTGCTTGAACCAGGAACAGTAACTTCCATCAAGAAGCTATCACCTGAAACATAAGTTGCTGATCCACCTGCTACGTTACCTGTTACTGTAACTGCACCTGCTACATTTTTAATATAAGGTTTAAATGTAGCTGTGTCTGTGCTTAATGTGTCATATTTGACGTATAATGTGCCTGCGGCTAATGTTGCGCCACCACCCACTGGATCAAGTCCTTGGACTGCTGCCGCGTCACTAATATATAGTGTGCTGGTCAATGAATTAAAGCTACTTGTTGTGTCGCTGTATTCTTTAATAGCCCAGCTAGCACCGTTACCTGTACCTGACGTTTTCAACCAAATACTACCATCTGGGCGTGGTGTTACGTCTGTTGGTCTCCATGCTGGAGGATTTGTGTATCTTGCGAAAACTAATGATGGGCCGTTATATGTATAAACATTACCACCACTTGAAACTGTAGCGATGTTAGCCTGTAAGATGCCTAAGTTAGCTGATGCATCTATGTTACCTAGTAATACGCTACCTTTGGTAATTTGTAAGGTATTTTCTGTGCTAGTAGCTGTGTCAATAGTGCCGCGTGCATTACCTGCAGCATTACTATAGATGATCGTGCCATCATTTACATAAATGTTGATCTGTCCAACTGAGTTAACTGCGGCTGTAACACCCGGAATGCTTGCGGCATTGATGTTAGTTACTGCTGATGAAACAGTAGTGCCAGACATATTAACTGTGTTACCGTTAATGATCAGTTTACTACCTGCTGTAATTGTTGGGTTTGATGCTGTGCCACGCACTGTGGCAACTTGTGACTTCCAACTGTCACTACCTACTAATGACCATGTGTTATCATATCCTTTATAGTAGATTGGATTGCTTGAACTTGTGGCTACTACTGCATAATCACCGATAGCACCAAATGATGCTAGTGGAACACCGCTGGTTAAGTAAGCTGTATTTGTGATCACTGTTGGAGTTGTGTGCCTGTTGGGCGGATGCTAGTGCCTTCAAGCTGGCTTAGATTAACGTTAGCACGTTGGACGTATAATACATTAGTAACTCCTAATGCACTGTAGGCTGCTAATAAACCATATTCGTTTATTTCACTACCGTTAACTGGGTTACCTGCTGCATCTAGTTCAAAATTTGGATTACCAAATAAGTTAACAAGATCACGTTGGCTAGTAACTGTAACTAGTTTTTCAGCATTGACCATTGTTGTGCCAGTAGCTACTGTGCCACTTGGTGTTAATTTGTCTTGTCCTGTAGCAACAAGAACGTATGCAACGGATCCAGCTGCTGTTGAAGTGTATTGGCTTTGGTCGATTATTGAGACCTGAACGCCTGGGGATATTAGTGCCATAGTTTAGTATTCCTTTTAAATGATACTTTAAACTATTTATAGATATTTTGTAATTTTGGTGTCGTAAGGTGCCCTTTGAAAGGTTCGCTTGTGCTAGTAAGCTAAATACTGGTATGGAATACCGAAAAATATGTGAAATCTGTGGTAAAAAGCCCGTTGCTGTTAACTATAAGATGTATGGACGAACTTATTACAGAACACGTTGTGATACTTGTATTCGTAAGAAGAAAAATAAGCCTGCAGCCAAGCCTCGTTGGTTATTAGATGGCTACAAAAAGAAACCACACTGTGAAAAGTGTGGGTTCAACGCCAAGTTTAAAGAACAATTATTTGTCTATCATGTAGATGGCGATCTAAATAATACCAAACCCTTGAATCTAAAAACCGTATGTGCTAACTGTCAATATGAAATCGCCCGAGAGGGTTTAGGATGGCGTCAAGGCGATCTGACACCAGACTACTAGTGATATTAATCTCAATTTGATTGTATAGTTCATCTAATGTGCCATCATTGTTTAGGGTTATATCAAACTTCTGTCCAACCCAAGCTGTTTCACTGGCATGAATACCTAGTTTTTCAATATTGTGTTTGCTTAAAGCCCAGCTCATGTTACGACTAGGCCCTCGATTCATGCTCTTAGCATCATTAAACCATTCAGGCTCTGGGCCACGCTTGATACGCACAACCTTGCCGCCTGCGTTACGGATAGCTTTGATCTCATTAGGAAAGCGACAATCTGTTATAACGATATCATCTGTTGACTTGCGTAGGCGATTTTCTAAGCTGGCTACCCACATGTCATCATGGAATCCTTTACGGACTACTTCAGTTCCCCAATACTGTAGGACCCATCGCGGAGTGATTTCACGCTTAAGACGTTTACTCCACCATTCGTCCTTGGTTTCACGCCATTCTCTTGACTGTTTGCTACGACCTTCTAGCATGTCGCGATCCCAACCAAAAACCTGTGCCACAGCATCTTTTAGGCTGTTCGCAAAGCTCTCTCGCCGAAACCCATGGAAGTTAACTAGATAATCTGCTACAGTGTCTTTACCTGAACCGATAAAGCCCACGATACCGATGACTTGACTCATTGAAATCCCCTTAGTTGATATACTATTTTACGAGAGTTTTAGACAGTTGTCTATGTGTTTTTAACCAATTACCCAGGTCAATGGCATAGCACCATCTGCATAGTTCTTGATTTCTTCGTCAAGTTTGAGTAGTAGTTCATTACCTTCTTGTTTGAGTGCTGTGCCGTTTAGGCTGGTTCCGCCTTGAGGTCCTGCTATAGTAGCGAATTTTTCACGGGCATTACCTACTGCTATCAGCACAAATGCCAAAGCGTAATCCTGTATCCAAGGGAATGTGCCCGGATCATTTAGCAGCATGATATCTGGTTTATAGTTGTCTAGATGTAATAACACGCTTTCTGCTTGATTTTCATCATAATTAGCACCTTGATTTGGTATCTTGCGGACCAGTGTGAGTTTCTTAGTGACCTTGTTCCAAGTAAAGTTGATATAGCCGCCGAACATGGTCATAGCTAGTTCTTGATATCCTGTAAACAGTTCGTAGCTGGCTAGTCCACCAACACGTCCTGCTACCAGCATGTAGGTATTTAGATATCCTGATGCGAAAGGTTCGAACTGGCTAGCAGTTGTGCCTGATACACTACCAATACCTCTACGGAACATTGCACGAACGTTCATGATCTCATTGGGCAATATGTATTCTTGTGTTTCTGGATAGATGTCTAAGAATGCATAGCTTTCTTCTACGCTATTGGCCGATTTTTGGCGATAGCGTATCAAAGCCTGTTTGATACCCATCTCATAATGATCACTGTCGGCTTCGACATCAATCATCTGGTCACCCATTCTCAAACGTATATAATCTTTGATCAGATTTTTTTGGCTGTCTAACGAAGTAAGCTGTGCTATTAAGTTAGCGTCAAAAGCGATATGTCCAGCACCTGTGCCAGTGTTGGCACTGAAAAGACTTTCTGTAGTGAGGCTTAGATTAGCAGTTAGATTGCCGGTTGGTGATACGTTTGCTGGTAGTTCAGACATTTAAATTATCCTGTTATCGTGTATTTATTATCGACAACAGGATAATTTCGCTATCTTGAGGGGATTACTGGACTTTTAATAGGATCGTATCAGCATTAATACGACCGTTAAGTTTTATTTCTGTGGTCTTGATATTTTCAATATATTTACGTAGGTCAACTTTACTGCTGGCTAAGAATTGCTTAATCTGTTCTTCAGGTTTTCTGAGTGTTTTCTGTGTGCTTTGTCATAGAAAGCGTCATAACGTTTATAGTCTGCGGCTTTCATGTGGCTGTAGGCTTCTTTAAGCTGTTCGCATTCGCCCCGGCGTGCTTCTTTAACTTCTGCATGGCGTGGTTCAAACACTGCCTGTATCTTTGAAATCAATGCCTGCGGCACTAGATTCTTGACTAAGTATTCGTAGGCCTTGGGATCTACAGTTTCACCTGCGAATAGTGCATCTTCAAGTATTTCAAAATAAAGGATATGTTTCTTAGCTACTTCATTCATGCGGTCTTGAATCGTTGGAATTCGTACCTGCGGTTTAGGGTCTACTTTCTTTACTTCTTCTTCATCATCTGCCTTTAACAATAACACACGCTTGATAGCATCAAGGATATATTCTACATGTTTGTCACGCAGAGGCATGCCCTGTTCATGAGCTTTGATCAAAGCACAGACTGTAAATGGTGTAAGATTATCAGCTGAACGTGCATATTGATCGATGGTGGTCTTGTCTAAGACATGCACACCTTTATCACCTTCGTGTTGTCGCAACCAAGCTACTACATATTTTTTGAGATCTTTAGGACTGTAATAATAATTGTAGTAACGGAAACTCTTGCGTAGGTGATGATCAAATTCCTCATCTGAAAAAGTCAAGGCACGATCATAGTCCCATTTGGGTTCTGTCCCAGTATATTTTTCATCGCTAAAGTTGATATTAGTAACTTTAGCTTTCTTTTTCATTCCGTCAATCTTGATCGCCATGCTAGTTCCTTAGTTAATCATTTAATTATATAGGATTTATCTTATCTGTCAACTAATCTGGTTGTCCGTCATCTTCTAAGACACGGACTGCAAGAAGTTCTCGTTCTAATTCACGCTTGACCTGTTTATAGGCCGCACGTTCCATTGAGTCTAAGTCATCCCAGTTTTCTTCCATGCTGTTTAACGCACCCCAGAGATTGTGATGTCCATATTCTTCACCGTGCCACTGCACGATGCTATAAGCTTCACTGATATCCATATACACTGGTGTTCCCATACTATTTCTCCAATCTAAACTTCATGAGATATTTAGCCGCTTCTGTTAAATCTTTGACTGGCTCTACGGTATCTAGCAACATCACATGGCGTGATAGCTGTAGGATACGTTGGGCACGGAATAGGCGTTCATAACGGCTTTCGCCGGGATAGGGTTGGCTCCATTTATATTCCATTACATAGGCTCCACTGCTGATTTAAAATCCTTGTCCCAGGGTATTTCTTGGACAATATCCACTGGAGTTGCTATGATTTCTTCCACTGTCTTGCCCACGGGTTTATGCGGTATTATGGGTTTTTTCGCAGGATACAAATTATAAACCCAAACGAATATAGCTATCAATAATATAACAGCTATAGTGCCCTTGCTATTCCATAGTTTTCTAATAAAATCATGCATTTAATCACTCCTTTATTATGTGTATTATACTATCTTTTGGTAGAATTGTCAACCATTTAATAGCACACCAAAAGTCAGATATCGTTCATAATTGGCTATTTCTTCATTGATTTTGGCTAATAATTCCTTGTGACGTTGGGTCTGGCGACCTTGTCTACGACAGTTAATTTCCTCTTCGCTGAGACGCTTAACCATGTGTCCTATAGCACTGCTCATTTTCAACATGTCTTGGGTATAGCGTTTCATCTTGTGTGCAGGTGCTTCTAGTTCAATTTGAACTTTAGCCCAATCTAAACTCTGAGTAATTTCAGCCATAATACAAGTATAACACATTTTGGTGTAGTTGTCAATGTCGATAAATACTAGATAATAGGATCTATGCATGCCACGTCTAAGTTTATATCGTCCAGAAAAGGGCAACGACTACAAGTTCTTTGATCAACGCATCTCAGAAATGTTCACAGTTGGTGGAGTTGATGTCAACATACACAAATATCTAGGACCCGTAACACAGGGCAATGTCAGCATGACAGAACCCGGTGGTGCTACTACCTTATTAGGCATACAGGATCTACTGTTCTTAGAAAATCGCGATCGCAAGTATGATACCAGTATCTATACCATGCGCACTATCTATCGCATCAATGACAACGACTTTGATCTGACACAATTTGGTTTATTCCTAACCGGTGACACTATGTTTGCTGTGTTCCATCTTAATGACATGATCGATACCTTGGGTCGTAAGATCATGGTTGGTGATGTCATGGAACTGCCAAATCTCAAAGACTATTATCCTTTAGATGATAGCTTACCTGTAGCACTTAAACGCTATTATGTAGTAAATGATGCCACACGTGCCGCAGAAGGTTTTGCGCCCACATGGTATCCGCATCTATGGCGTGTTAAACTACAACCACTAGTAGATAGCCAAGAATACAAAGATATCATTAACAATCTTAAAGCTGGTGAAAACACAGACAGCACACTGGGCGAAGTTCTAAGCACTTATCAAAAATATATCGATATCAACGATGCTATCGTTAGCCGTGCAGAACAAGACGTTCCTGCCAGCGGATATGACACAAGTTCAATTTATACCTTAGCAGAAAATTCACAGGGATATCCAGGCAATTCAGAAGGATTAGATGCTAGCGATGTTACAGATGATGCCAGCGATGTATTAGACGACGCAAGCTCAGCTACATTAACATCAGTCAAGAAAGTAGAAGGTTACTTGACCGGAGATGGCTTACCACCGAACGGTGCCAATGTCGCTGCTGGTATCGCATTTCCATATAGCCCCGGAGTTGGTGACTTTTATCTACGCTTAGACTATGTGCCTAATCGTTTGTTCCGTTACGATGGTCGCCGTTGGGTCAAAATTGAGGACGCTGTGAGAACTAACCTAACACCAGGATCAACTAATACCACACAACTAAGTGGATTCATAAATGATACCAACAAGTTCATGAGCAACAGTGTTGCCTGGGACGCTATACGTATCAGCAGTGGTGCATATACACCTGCGGCTAATGCTTGGACATTGTCATGGAATGTTACTACAGGTAACATAGTAGTCAAGGTTCCTTATGTCAGCACCTATGGTGCTAAAACTTATATCAATGGTATTAAGATCACAAATACTATCAGTAACAGCAGTGGCAATATTAGGATCACAGTAGGTAATACCTATGTCAATGGTGATCTACTAGAATACACAGTTTACGAACATGTGATCAATGAACGTCAGAGCTTAAGCCAAGCTCTACGTCCTTCAGCGGATAACATATAATGGCGGCTTTACAACAATATTTTTATGATGCACAGATCGAGCGTTTCCTAGCACAATTCATACGCATGATATCTGGATTCCAGGTTGAATTTGGTCAGGATCGAGAGGGTAATAAAACCCTACAGCGTGTGCCTGTTTATTATGGCGACGGTAGCCGACAGGTTGCGGCAATCATCAATAACATGAGTGAAAATGCCTTACCAACAACTCCTGCTATGACCGTTTACATCAATGGTGTTACATATGATAGAGACCGTGTGCAAGATCCCACATTCGTTGGCAAGATGAGCATACGACAACGCTACTATAATGAGGACACACAAGAGTTTGAAAATCGACAGGGTAATGCTTTTACTATCGAGCGTAGCATGCCTGTGCCATACACTATCGATCTAAAAGTAGATATCTGGACTAGCAATACCAAACAGAAATTGCAATTATTAGAACAGCTCATGGTATTGTTCAATCCTGGAATGGAAATACAGTCAACAGACAACTATATCGATTGGACAAGTTTAAGTATTGTTTACTTAGAAAGCCCAACATGGACCAGTCGTAGCGTGCCAATTGGAACAGAGAATAATATTGATGTTGCTACACTAACATTTAAATTGCCTGTATGGATCAGTCCTCCTGCTAAGGTTAAGAAACTTGGTGTTATCGAAAAAATCATTGCCAGCATACATGATGCAGATGGTAATCTCAGCGATGCAGTTTTAAATGATACTAATCTACTAGGCACGAGACAATATTTTACTCCTCTGATGTATGGTGTGTTACTAATTGGTAATCAGCTGACCTTATTGAAAATGGAAGATGTCGAAACACCACGTGAACCAACGCTGAGCACACCAACCAAAGTCGGCACCAGAGACAGTTGGCCAAACCTAATTAATGTTTATGGCTATATCAAAAATGGTATAAGCCAAGTCAGGCTGTTACAAGAGGATGGTATTACTGAGGTGATTGGCACTATCAGCTATCATCCAACTGATAATAGTTTGTTAATTTTTAATGTGGACGTTGACACTACTCCCGGAAATACTTTAACTGCTATCGATGCCATCATCGATCCAACTAAGGTCACTGTTAATGCCAGCATAACTAATCCGGCCGCAAATACTAGATACCTAATACTAGATGATATTGGCAGCTTAAACACACCAAATGGTGGAGGACCCATCGCATGGCGAGGCACTAATGGACAAGATCTTGTAGCACATGCCAACGACATCATACAATATAATGGCACCAATTGGACTGTTTCATTTGACAGTCAGAGCGATTCTACGCTACAATATGTAAGTAATCTAACCACAGGTACTCAATACAAATGGACAGGCACTCAATGGGTAAAAAGCTGGGAAGGCGAATACAAGGAAGGGCTTTGGACTCTGGTCATATAGAAGGAGTAGGAACTTTTATTTACGCGACATC